TGAATCTGGTGTTCCGTACCAAGTTGCAGCCTATGTGTTACCATTGGCAACCAATGTAACAATGACCGTAAGTGGTTCGCTTAGAACATGGATGGAGTATTTACCCAAGCGGTTATGTAAACGTGCATCTACGGAACATCAACAAGTGGCACGAGAGATTTACCACAAATTAAATGCGGTTTATCCATCGTTGGTAAATCTCACTACGTTGGGGATGTGTAACGGTTGTACAGAAACATCATGTGATTTCACAACGCATAAGAAACAACCGAAGACACCTGTTGTTGTTGAATTGCGGAAAACGGAGAATAAATAATGAAAATTTTGAAAAATATTCTATTGGTTGCTATTGGTATTTTAAGTAGTATTGGTATCGTCTTGGTTGCCGTAGCAACAAAACTTGCATGGCTTGCCACAGGTATTGCCTTTGTGTTATATCTATTACAATTCTATGTGACTGACTGGGGAACGGTCGCAATGATTTTCTGGATTGCCATTAAGTTGTCCATTGTCTTGGTAATTGTCTTAATTATTCTTGCTTTAGGTAAAGTCTTGGTTGATACGGAGGAACGTAATGCAAAAGGTTTATAATGTCATCTATAGTGGCACATTCTATGGAGAAGCACGTATTACCGCATCATCCTTAGAAGAAGCGTATGATATTGCATCTGATTTAACCGATTGTTTTGACATCAATACATCCCCTTGTGGATACGATATAGATGGTCAAGTCGAAGAAGTTACTGTATGTGATATTGAAGAAGAAGAACTAGCTTACGAGGAGGATTGTTGTGATTAATAAAGTGCCACGCAACTATCAGTTCAATGAGGGTGACTTGATTTATGTCGAAGATAATCCAGCACTTGTGATAAGCGTATATTTATCTGGTATTAAGGTTCTAATGTTATTCGATGACAAAGTCAAGACCAAAACCATTGACAGAAACCGTATTGGTGCTTTTTGGAATAACGTACATATTGATTACCATAGTACCATCAATTTAACACCAGAGATTAAAACTATGATAGAGTTCTTGACTGGTGCTTCATACCTAGGGAGATAACATGAATGAACATGATTTTCAACGTGGCGACATACTATATGTAAACGGTTTACCAGCCATTGTATACTATGTGTCGCCATTACAGATGCGTGTACTAATGCTGAAGCGTGGTGACTTAAAAACGTATCGAATTAATCGTGATGAAAAATATGGAAACATACGGAATAATCGTGTAGTTTTTATAAAAGAATCAAACAAGTATTTGGAAATTGATTCTATTATGAATTTTCTACACGAGATTGGAGAGCAACAGAAATGACACCTATCAAACCAAAGTTTAAACGTGGTGACATTATCATATCTGATTATGGAAACGCATGGATTGTTTCGCAAGTATATGACCAAGATAAATGTTATGATGGCTTTGACCATATAGATACATACTCTCTTGATTTTGATAGCCAAGACAAGTTTAAAAAAATCGGAGAATTTCCATTGCAAACAATCAAAGATGCCATTGATGATGCCAAACGACAATCACTTGATTTACAAACGCAAGTCAATATCGCATTATCACTTATGGATAAATTTTTAGAAGCCAATAATAAAGATTCATTGCTTGTGTCGACTGATATGCGTGTTGACAAAGATGAAAACATTGTGTCAGTCAGATGTTCAGATGGTATCGGTAGACCAGACAAATGGATGTCTGTGGTTGACATATGCGAAGACTATGGAGTGGACAAACATGGAGTTCAATAGACACAATCTATTGGTTCTCTGGGGTTTACCAGCCAGTGGAAAATCAACCTATGTGAAAGAACATGGGTTGACTGACTGGTGTGTATCATATGACCAGATTCGTGACATTATCGGTGGTAAACATTATGCGTTCCGATATGGGAAGCTATTGATTGACCCAGATGTGGAACGTGCTGCACACCAGATGTCATTATACGCAATCTCATGCCGTATGCGTACTGGTGATTTTATCGTGTATGACAACACAAATACATTACCGCAAGACGTATTAAACGCAGAAATGCAGTTGTTAAAAAACTTGTGTGATATACACGATTATCAAATGTGGTATAAGCGGTTTGATACCGATGTTGAAACGTGTTTAAAACGGTCTAAAGAACGCTCGCAGTACGAACCAACGGAAGAAGTCATGCGACAACAAGAGATGTACTTTAGAAACGCACAGATGCCATCGTTTGTCCGTAATTTTGATTATAGTGGTTATAATGGTTTACTAAATAAATAACTTTTGTAAATTTCAAAATAAATACTTGACACAAAACTACCGTATGGTATAATGTAATCAACGACAGGGAATAAACCCAAGTCAGAACATTATATCATACGGTTTTTATATATTATGATTAATATTTAAAAATTATCAAATTAATACTTGACACGATTGTCAGATATGGTATAATGATTACAGAAACAAGAAGTATTTAGTTTTAAAGAATTTATTCTTTACCATTAGGAGGAAATTATGTTATTCAAATTTTCAAATCAAACAACAACAACATTCGTAAAAACATTTATCTTCAATGCCAAAACGGCAGACATCATCATTTTAGACAATGAGTTATCGAACATGAAAATTCATATGCCAGTCAGTCGAATTGATGCTGATTTGTTAAATAAAATGTTTAATACCATGACGCATAAATTACTGAATGATGCGTTGGACAACAATATTCCATACGTATACGTAAACCTAAGATTGTTCGTTGAAAATTACGAAAAGTCACTTGCTGCTGGTTATGAATCCATTGGATACGACCGAACAACTGGTTGCAAGAAAAGCGTTACGTTTTAATTTGGGGGTGACACAATTGGCAAGTTTACCAGAGTTTTTACAACACTTGAAATGTTTCGATGGTTGGAAAGTCCAAAGTGACCCCAAAGAAGCCGTCAAACAATACTATGAGAAACACCCAAACGAACTAAAGAAAAAACGCAAGTTAAAACCAAGACCAACAAAAGGTATCTACAGTAAGACCAGTTATAAGGCGTTGGATTTACCACCACGACCATGTGAAGAATGTGGTCAAATGTTTAAACCACGTCAAATACGTTCTCGGTTTTGTTCACACAAATGTAGCGGTCGCTATCATAGCCGTAAACAGTATGCTAAACTAAGGGAAAAAGATTTAGATTTAATGGAGGGAGTATAAATTGAATATTATCACACAAATCAAATACGATTGTTATTCACGTGCTAGATGGGTGCGAGAGCAAACCGCACAGGGTATCATACTTGATGACCTACAGTTACAATCTGCACACAACTTAGCACATAACGCATGGAAATGGGATTTTGATTCTGCATCACAAGAATTATACGATGCCGTTGCAGAAAACCAAAAATTAATCATTTAACACACGGAGGAAGAAACATTGTCAACTCGAAGCTACACACCACGGAACTTATTATTGGATGCCACTTGTGGTTATCCATTGGCACATTATGTTGAAAACCTTGCTAGTAACATTGATATGAACAAAGATAATACCAATGTAGAACTCAATACGTTACGCTTGTCTATCTACAAGGGTATTCTCAATGTGTTGCAACAAGATGCACTAAGTGTTGAGAAACTACAGGAACAAATCGCAGAATGGAAAGCCATCAAGAAAATCGAAGACATTCCCAAGTTGATTAATGATGTAGACACATCAACACTCACTAAGGATGATTTAAAGAATGTCAAACGTGCCATCAAAGAACTTGATGAAGTCGTGACATCTATTGTCGCTGGTATGAACAAAGTCATTGACAAATGTGCCATGCTGGCGAACAAACACGAGAAATTTATCGGTAGTTCTTTTATTGATGAATATACAAATAGTGCAAAAACGGAGGAGTAGAACATTGTCATACAGAACATTTAGCCAAGTAATGTACAGGGTGAAAAACGTATATCGTTTGTTACCACCAGATTTCTTTAAGGGCAACTATGAAACCTATGTTGTCAATACAAACGATGGTCATATGTTAGCGTTCAATCGTAAAACCAAACATTATGATGTTGTCAAACAAACTACTGAATTGTTTTTCTATAGAAATAACGGTATGTTAACACATTATTCTCACAGTCATGGTATTTTCGATGGTGAACCAACGATGCATTGGGTCAAACGTGACGACCAATTCAATGACGAAGAATACGACTTCATTTGTCAAATTGAGGATGCTTTATTGTGCGAATCTTCCGAGGAGGGGTGGTTTTTATAACCACCCATGATACCATTATGAATGAACAACAATTGATGAAAACCATCGAAGACCAAAACCAAGTGATTATCGCCAAGGATGCCACAATTGAGTTGTTACATAAGCAACTAAGGGATGCCAAGAGCGAATTAAACGAACTGTATCTCGATAGGTCATGGCAGAAGATGCAAAGAGAATATTTGACCGAAGCTATATGGCAAAAGTCAGTCAAAGTCATTGGTGGCTTTGAATACGGCACCAGATACATACCAGTGTATCTATGTGTTACGTTAAACATTGCGACTATTGCCTTTGGATTGCTTATGTTATCTACGATGGGGGCGTTCAAATGATTATAGAACCAATGGACGACTTTTGGAAACAAATGTTGGATGAATTGAATAATACAACCGAGGAAGAATGGAGAAGCAGTTGGCAATTGCAAGAAAGGGGAAAGGCTGCTCGTAAATGGACGTATTCAAACACGTTCATATGATACACAAGATGGTCAGAAACGCTATGTTACGGAAGTGGTAGCCGATTTTGTTGGCAAAAAGCTTGATGGCGAGTTTGATAATACTAGTAACTTTGACAATTTTGAACAATCACAAAATGAAAATATTCCGTTCTAAGAGGTGAGAAAGATGAAACAATTTAAAATTACAGGATATGTAACAATTGGATTTGAAAAAATCGTAGAGTGTGAAAGCTTTGAAGAGGCCAAAGAACAAGCTAATGTAATTACACTTACAGAAGATGTAGAAAGCCGTGATATGAATGAATGGTTTGATAGCGTAGAAGTCGAAGAAGTGGAAGAGTTAGAAGAGGTTGATGAATAACAATGATAGTTGAAGATAAAACAAAATATTGCTGGGTTGATAACGGAAAAGCTGGCGAACCGCAAGATAGTATTAAAGATGCCATTCAAGATTTCTATGAAGACGATTGTCAAAACCTTGATTGTCCAGTGGTTGACATCGGACATCCATCGTATTATATCCCAGATATGTTCAATGCAGAACAAATCATGTGGGATATGAACGACAAAGTCGAAGAAGATTATGACATCGCATTAAACGATGAGTTGACAGTTGACCAAGATATACAGTTGGAAGAACGGTTGCAGCAGACGTTGTATCAATTTTTAAAAGAACACAATCTTGATAAACGTATATGGACTGTGTTTGAATCACTGAAATACAGACCAGAAGATTTTGGTATTGACCTACAGGATTTTTAACCAACGGAGGAAAAGTGGAAGTTTATATTTTTGATAAAGACAGGCGATGCCCATATCTTAATTACGGTTTTTACAACCCAATAATCAAACAGTATGTCGAAGATAATCTAAATTTAAGCGTTATCAATAAAGAATGTAAAGTAGATATTCCGTTTCTCTATAAATGGCTACATGACGTGCAACAGAAGCAACCAGCCTATTTAAAAGAGAAAGATAGCCAATCAGGAGTTATCTATAATCACTCAATTGATAATATACAAGAGATTATCTCTGTGGCAGAATCTGGTCTTACACACGATTGGTTTGAAGTATATATTACTAAGTACTAGGAGGGGGGGGGTGGAAACATGGAGGTTTACATTTTTCAAAAGAACAAACGATGTCCGTATCTGCACTACAGTTTTCTAGTAACAGAAGTAGAACAGTATGCCAATGAGAACTTGGACTAGACTAAAGGAGAACATCAAGTGGATATTCCGTTTTTATACAAATGGTTATCTGATGCACACCAACGAAAAGAATCTTATCTAAAAGACTGTAATGAAACACAAGGTCTTATTTATCAAATATCAGTAGATACGTTACAAGATATTATTGATATTATAGAACCTATGAGTGGAGAAAGCTGGTTTGAGGTTTATTTAACACGATTTTAACCCCTAGGAGGAAAACACATGGAAACTTTAGACATTATCGAACAAAATTTAACCAAAGATGAATTTATCTCATTTCTACGTGGAACAATCATTAAGTTTGCCACCCAAGGGCAAGACTATGGTTATGCCATGAATATCAAACTCCATGCAGATAAACTTGTGGAAGTCTTGGAAAAACAACGAGCGGATACTATGGACACAGGTTGTTCTTGTTTGCAAACACAAGCACCAGAACCAACTGTTGACCCAGATGAACCAAAGGTGCAACCAAAACACAAGTTCAAACTTGGCGACCATGTTGTCGTTTCTAAAGGTACAGCAAATGAACGCACAGGCGTAATCGTCAGATTGCCTATGGAGGGCGTTGATTGTTCTCGTAGCTATGTTGTTGATTTGGACGACAAAAACTTGGGTTGGGAAGCCAAGGTTGCAGTCGATGGTGTCGATTGTAAAAACGCATGGGTTGCATCTTCACAGGCTATGGAGTTGTTGCCTACGACCCTAAAGAAAGACACATGGTATCACACCACAGATTTCACACTAGAAGAATTAAAAGAACTGTTGCCAAAGGGAACACGTCTACAGGTTGAAAAACCAGTGTTATACGATGGTATTGAAACAACGCCACCAACAAAAACACAAACAACTACGGTTGAAAGTGTTACAACTTCTTTTTTGACTGAAGAACCGTTGATTGAAACTACAGGTGGAACATTTTTAAAAGAATGGTTTATGTTAGCTGAATAGCTGAATAGCGGAGGAGAAATAAGATGTTACTGACTGATGTACAACAACAAACCTTAGATAGATTACTAAGGGAAGATGGTAATGCGGAATTATTACCAGAATTAATCTATGAGGCACCAGAGTTTTTAAATCAGATTGATGAAAAGTTGGTGGATGTAGACGAGTACTATCATACCAAAGATTATATCTATGAGTGTGACGATGGTCGATACTTTTGTCTAACAGTCACACAACATAGCTCTATGGGCGACTATGAAAGTGCATACTTCTATGAGGTATTCCCAAAAGAAATTACTACTGTAGAATACGTCACCAAGGAGGACTTATAATGGACATCGAAGTTAACAACCAATGTGCAGCCGTTGTAGAACCCAAAAATAAGAAACCAAAAATGCCATTGCGGTATCAACTGGAGATGGAGTTACTAGCGAGCCAAAACAGTCGTTTGTTTGACCAACGGAATAAGTTATTGGATATGGTCGAACGGTTGCAATCCGAAAAACCAGTAGAGCAAACACCATCAACCATCACAATGTTACAAACTCCAGTTGGATATGTTAAGATTGGTGACATTGTGTGTTACAATAGATGCACCAAACAGGTGCGTATCGGTAAGGTCTGTGGTTTTACACAAACAAAACAACTTGTTATCAAACAGGGTCTTAATATTGAGTTTGGTCAAGACCAAAAACAAACCATCTATCAAGTCTTAGATACAGTTCTTGACCCATCTAATGTTTGTCAGATTGCATAATCCAATTACACAAAACCCAATTCCAAAAAATTAAAAACCAAAAAATAAAAAACAAGATTTCAAAAAATAAAACG